GGGTAGTTATGAAAATCATGTATGCAACTATTAAACTAAAAGTAAAAGATACTGCTGATGAAAGCAGTATAACTCAAGCAGACTATAACTTTAAACATAAAGATATAGTTTCTACAGAGTGGGTTGAGACATATGAGACTACAAGATCCAGATAAAAGAGGTTTAGATATACTGTCAGATTGGGTATATGAAAATGGAACACCTAGCAAAGAATTACAGGATTTTATGGAAAGGTTGGTTTATCTTTTGAAGGTAGCTACTATCACTGAAAAACATGTAAAACGACATCTATTAAGAATGGATGAAAACGATTTATTAACCATTGAAGTTGAAAAATTAAAGTATGTTGAAGGACTCAAGGAGGACATATGAGCACTGATTGTAAACACGAGAATATAGCTAACAGCTATAAAATAAACAAAGACGGAGTATTAGAAAGCGTATTAGAGTGTGAAGATTGCGGTAAACGTGAAACAGGAATAGTAGCGTTAACTGAAGAAGTTAACGTACCTGAACACCTACGAGGCTACTCAAAAGAGACCATCGAAATATTGCGTAAAATATTTTGACCATGGTTTACATCAAACCCCACCTTACCTATTATTTAATAGTTAGTTAATTTATATAGGGTCATACCCAGGAGGAAAAAATTATGTCTAACGATAACGGATATGTTAATAAGAAAAACCCTAACAGAGGGAAAGTACTAGATGCGCTTGACGATATGTTTGACTACTTACAAGTAAGGCTCAACGACCTTGAGACCCGTATTAATAGTATATCAACGGCTACCCACGTTGACTTTAATATTAATGACTACGTGCACAAGGAAGAGTTAGTTGAAGCCTTTGAGTGTTTTAGGGACAACCTATACGTTGACTCTTACGACGTTACTATTGAAGCTAACGTTGACGGTGATATGAGCGTAAGGAGTGACGGTATTGACCGTGTTGACCTTGATACTATGACCGAGAAGCGTCAAAACCCACCCGTAGAATTACCAGACCCTGTGGAAGGTGATGACGATGAGTGATAAAAAGTGTATTAAAGTTGCGCTGGTTGACCCGTTTGAGCAGAAGGTAGTTTATCAAACTATCCCCACTGACTCTCACGGGTCGATATTAGGCGGAGTTAAACTAGAAATTGATTGTAGCGTGATTGATATAGTTACGTTGAGTGACAAGCATATGGTTATAATAGATGACGAAGGTTTATACCGAGAGGACACTAGGTATAGTTTATTGCCCATGTACCCTCAACCGTTGGCGGGTAAGGTTGTAGTTTGTAACTATGACGAAGAAGGTAATACTACGGATATCGATGATGATATGTATGACGAGCTAGACAGCTACACTAAGTTTATGCATGAAGGGTTTAGCGTAGAGCCTAGATTTGAGTTTATGCCGTTGCCTACGGGTAAGGAGTTAAACTAATGTCTACACGAGCCGTTTATACGTTTCATTCTGTAGCTTCCTCTGAGGGAGCTACGGATAGAAACCCTATAAGTATATATAAGCACCATGACGGTTATCCGTCGGGTGCTTTAAGTTTTTTACTCAACGCGTCATTATATTGTACTGATGAGGTTAAGTTTACCACCTGCTCTTACGTTGATACTAACTCCTATCTTGATGATGAAGTAGAGCCTATTACCGTAGCCAGTGTGCGTGACCAGTTTGTATTAGGGTTTATGATGAGCAACGGTAACGGAGGACATAAATACTTTACTCCGTCGCCCGAGGCACACGGTGATATAGAATACGCCTACAATATTTACGTAGAGGATTTTAATAAAGCCGAAGAGCCTAACTACAACCCAGTAGTAGAAATTATGTCCGTATATACTGGGCTGAGTGATAACTATCAACAAAACCATAAGTACGAGTTAGTGGCTAAAGACACTCTTGATAAACTGTACGCAGATTTAATAAACGGTAAGGACTATGAAACAGGATAGTTTATACTACGGTGACTCTACCATAACGGACATAGTAAAGTGGGCAGAAGACCGAGGTCTTTTGTCCGCCAAAGACAATGAAGCTAAGAGTGCACAGTTAATAAAACTCACGGAAGAAGTAGGTGAGTTAGCTAGAGCGTTTAGTAAGAAAGACAGGTGGGACTTAGTAGATTCAATAGGGGATTGTATGGTTGTGTTGATAGTTATTGCCTATCAGCACGACCTTACTGTTGAAGAGTGTTTAAGTAAAGCCTACGAAGAAATAAAAGACCGTAAAGGCGTTCTAAAAGATGGTTATTTTATTAAGGAGTAACTAACCCATGCCCTTTGACTAGGGCTATTATAATACTAGGTTATTTAATAAAAGGAGGAACCTAATGAAAGATTATAAAGATTATCCTGACCAAGTTGACCCTGCTGATGAGGACCACATTTACTTTAATGCTGACCCAGGAGAAAAACCTGTGAGTAGTATATATAAAATCAGATATAACGACACCATGACTAGTTACTTTTTGAGTGGGTCTTTTAAAACAAGAGAAGAGGCACAAAAATATATTGACCTAGAATTAGGTGAAAGTAGTCTCTACGAAATTGAGAAATTCTAAGTAAAGCTGTTTCTTATATATTGGCTGTGGAAAAAAAGTTTTCTAAAACTGTAAAAGTTTTCTATTTAGCCAATAAGCCAATAGTCACGGAGCTGTAAAGCTCTACTCTAGTCCTTTTATCGTGGCTATTGGCTACCCTATTACCGACCTATTGCCTATTTGAAGACAATAACTTATTGATGGGTAATTATTGGTACCACTAACCATAAAACATGTAGCAGGTTTGGTAATAGAATAAACCGAATAACAGTTCTCTATATAGGCAGAACTGAGAAAACCTAAGGACACGCACCACGAACAAAAATATATGGACCACGGACCAAGGACACGGACCAAAGACAAAGACATCATGATCATGATCCAAAGACATTAGCCAATAGCCCATGGACCAAAGACAAAGACACAAAGACAAAGACACAAGGAACTATGATCATGATCATGATCTTGTTGTACTTCGCCCCTGGTCACCCTAAATCCGCTCAAAAAATAAAGGGACTTTTTTAGTATAAAGGGCTTTACTTTTAGTATACTTTGGACTAATATAATAGGGTATTATATATTTATTAGGGCTAAGCCCAGGAGGTAAAAATGTCTAATACTAAAACTAAATCGGTGTCCGTTAACGCTAACCCTAACCCAGCCGTGATTACGGTTGACGTTAGTAAAGCTAGAGTTGAGGGGGCTAACTTTAACCAGACCCGCCTTAAAAAAGCGAGTAAGGCAAAAACCCGTAATGACTTAGTAGAAATTTATACTACGTTATTCGGTAGTAATAATTACCGTAGCCATTTAAACTACGATATTAAAAAGGGAGCTATAGTACTAGAAAGCTAGTACTACCCAGCCGAGCTAGGGGGCTTACGCCCCCTTTTTTATACCTAAAAAAGTTAGTAAGTACTTACTATCGCGTCGCCCTACGGGCGACTGATCGGCGTCGCCTACGGCGACGCACAGAGACGCAGGTTTACTTTAACTTTACTTTAGGAGAAAGACACAGCGACCGTGCACCGAGGACAACTGAAGGACCTGCGGAGTCCTCGCTTCGCTCGGACAGAGACACACACACAGATTGACCCCCACCCCCCTTAATGAGGTTGACGTATATAAGTAGCCGTAGCTAAGATTTTCACGCTCATTTACTATATAAATTATCTTTTGAACTAGAACGCTATACCCTAAAATTTTTTGCAAAATTTTTTTATAATATTGAGATGTCTAAACGTCTCACTGAATATTTTGAATCTATAAAAGAAGACTGCCCTTATTCAGCTCCTTCTTATAAAAACGGTAAACTATTAGTATTTGACTACGATCCACAGTTAATAGACGAATATTATCAGGTAATAGACCAATATGACGCTATTATGTTTGAATGTCCCTCCTCGACGTCTCGCGACTCACTACTAACCATACTTGAAGATTTAGATGACGAACGACCTAACGCTATGTGGTTTTGGTCACACCCTGATGAAAAACACAATAGCACTCCTAAACCTAGTATAATTATGCAGAATAAAGTAAACTTGAAGAGAGCACGTAAGGAGTTTTTTAGTAAAATCAAAGATGATAGAGAATCTACTAAATAGTTTAGCTAAATATCAAAGCGAAGAAGATTATAGGAAGATGCTTGAAGATATGAGTAGAGCACCAGCTGGATTTTTTCCGCCTGACTCTTACGTTGAGCCCTATGAACCTGGACCCACGGAAAAAACACAAACCTATTTAACTAACTTACTAGGTAATAGATATTCAGCTGAAGGGTTAACGGACGTTTTAAGTTTTGCCCCAGTTAGTGGTAATATACTAGGTTTCTTAGAAGGTAAAGAATTAGAGAAAAAAGGTAGCCCAGGACTAGGTAGTTTAATACAAGCGTTATCAGTTGCTATTCCTGGTGGTGCTAAAATACCTAAACCTAAAGTAAAACCTAAAGTAGAACCCGCACCCACAATAACCGCTACTAAAGTACAAACTACTGATACTAACCCAGACTTTGGTGAAATAGAAATAGACGGGTTTGAAATAGTCGACGGGTTGCCCACCTTTAGTAGAACTAACTTTAACAGTAACGCAGAGTTTAGATTAGCTACTAACCTTACTTTCCCTAAAGCTAATAAAAAATATAACGTTGAAGATTTAATATCTAACACCATTAGTATTTCACCACCTAGTTTACGTAACAGTATCACTGAACAGTTTGATGACTTTGTTTCACCTAGTTTACGTGGTAAAAAAGCCACGAAACAAGAACTATTAGACGACATGGGTAAAAATACGCCTGTATTTAAAGAAAACTACATGAACGACCCCGACGCTTTAGTTAGGGATACTACGAACTTGCACCATGGACAGCGTATGCCTAATATTCCTGGAACTAATACACCTCCTGAATCTTTATTGTCAGCCTCACTTTTAAATAAACCCGTTTCAGTAATAGAAAGATCTTTTGCTTTTACGCACCCTAAGTACGCTACTCTTAATAACCCCATACACTCTGAAGTAAGTCTGGGTTCAGTAAACTTACTTCCTGGGGTGTTTAGTCGACAACCACTTATTACGAATTTGAGTGCAGCACGATCACAAAATATAGATAATTCTGTAAACCGTGTTTTTCATTCAAGGGGAGCTATTTACGATAACGTAGGTGAAGAAGGAAAAAGAGTTTACATAGCGGGTGAAGGACAATCAGGCGTTTACGGTAGAAACAATACGGTAAAAAGTGCTGAAAATTACGCTAGTAAAAGAGAACGTTTTGGTCCTGGTCCTTACAGCGATGAGGCAGATCCCATTAGAGAAGGTCGGTTATCAGCTATACTTAGGGATACAGAATCAGCTCAACCTACTTATATAGGTGAATATGACCTAGATCCGTTTTTAGCTAGACCTGAATATAAAGATACTATTGAAGAATTAACTTCAAATAGAACTCTTGAAATTAAAAACATATCAGAAGCTGAAGCTTTAGCTGCAGGGTTTAGAGGCGGTATGAAAGAAGTTGACGGTGTAAGAACTAAATACACTAGACTCTTTACAGAAATTACTGAAGAAACACCCTTCAATACTGAATCGCCTCTTAGTTTTGAGCAAGTTCAAGCTAAAATAAACGCAGTTGACAATAAACTAATAGATGCATTTAACCGTGTCCAGGATGTAGAAAACCAAATACAGTTTAGAACTATTGAAATAAACCGTAACTATAACGACTTAATAAAACCTTTATTAGCGGGTGCGGGTAAAGAAGCTGACGGTAAACTACCCTTAGTTAAAGAATGGTTTCCGTTACACATGAAAACCAGCATGAACGAAGCCATAGAACAAGGAGCTGATTCTATATATTTCCCTATTAACGATTACGCAGTAGCTAAACAAACTGGTCAGCGTTTACCACCCGATAGAGTACGTCAGTTTAAATACAGAACGGATAGTTTTGAAGAAGGTGAATCTGAAGAGCTTGTTTACATACCAGGAGACGACGCTAAAAGTTTAGCACCTTTTTACCGTCAAGAAACTAAAAGAGGCGTAAAACGTATAGAAGATGAATACGGTATAAAATTAAACGCTGAAACTATAATGGACGACAATAATAATGAATTTATAGAAATAGTCCTAACCCCAGAAATAAAAGAGGCACTCAAAAGAATACTCTATAACCGTGGGGGATTAGTGACTATGATGCCGTTAAAATATGGAATATGATTTAAGCGATCTCCCCGAAGACGTATTAAAAGAACACCTAGAACTAACTGAACGTTTAAAAGAAATACAAGACGTTGAAGCTAGTAAAGATAATTTTTTAAACTTTGTTAAAAGCCAGTGGCCACAGTTCATTAGCGGTGCCCACCATAAAAAGATGGCGGAAGCGTTTGACCGTATAGCTAAAGGTAAAATAAAACGGTTAATAATTAACATGCCTCCGCGTCATACTAAAAGTGAGTTCGCTAGTCATTACTTCCCCGCTTACTTAGTAGGACGTAACCCTAGTTTAAAAATACTACAAGCCACCCACACCGCAGACTTAGCAGTAAAGTTTGGTCGTAAAATTAGGGACTTGATGTTAACGGAAGACTTTCAAAAAGTATTTCCTGACGTACTAATAAACCCAGACTCAAAAGCAGCAGGTAAATGGGAGACGCAAGATAAAAGTAACCCTAAATTAAAAGGTGAGTATTATGCTGCGGGTGTTGGAGGTGCGTTAGCTGGTAGAGGAGCGGACTTATTTATTATTGACGACCCACACTCCGAACAAGATGCCATGAACCCTAAGAGTATGGAAGATACTTACGATTGGTATACTAGTGGACCTCGTCAACGTTTACAGCCAGGAGGAGCCATAGTAATAGTTATGACTCGTTGGAACGTTAATGATCTTACGGGTAGGTTACTTAAAGATGCTGCTCGTGACCCTAAAGCTGATCAGTGGGAAGTTATAGAATTACCTGCTATATTACCTAGCGGTAAAGCTCTGTGGCCAGAATACTGGGAGTTAAAAGAACTAGAAAGTGTAAAAGCTAGTTTACGTGGTGGACCTAAATGGCACGCTCAGTATATGCAGAACCCAACGTCCGAGGAAGGTGCACTTATAAAAAGAGAATGGTGGAGAACTTGGGAAAGAGAAAGACCGCCACCCTGTGAATATTTAATACAAAGTTACGATACAGCGTTTTTAAAAAGCTCAATGGCTGACTACTCAGCTATAACTACGTGGGGAGTTTTTTACCCTGAGGGTCAATTAGGTGAAGAGTTTTATGACGGCACCGTACCACACATCATACTACTAGATTGTGTTAAGGGCAGGTATAGTTTTCCTGAACTTAAAGCCGTAGCCTATGACCAATATAATGATTGGCAACCTGACGTAGTTATAATAGAAAGTAAAGCTACGGGTATACCCTTAACTCAAGAACTGCGTAACTTAGGCATACCCGTACAAAACTTTACACCTAGTAAAGGTAACGATAAAGTAGCTAGAGTCAACGCTAGTACTCCGCTATTTGAATCAGGTATGGTTTGGGCTCCTGATACTAAATACGCTCACGAACTTATAGAAGAGTGTGCTGCTTTTCCTGCGGGGGATCACGATGATTTAGTAGACTCAACTACTCAAGCGTTATTACGTTTTAGACAAGGTGGTTTTGTAAAACTACCTAGCGACTACCAAGAAGACAATATATACTATAAACGAAAAATAAGTTATTATTAATCCATGGCTATAGAGAACGTCCCCAACAATCAAGATGTTGATGTTGAAATAACTGAAGATATTCAACCAGAAGAAGTATTAGAAAACTTAGGTATAGAAGTAGAACTACCTGAGGAGATGAATATACAAGGTGATATGACCTCCTCTTTTGAAATAACTCCAGAGGGCATGGTTAACCCAATAGGCGAAGAAATGAACATGGTTATGACTGACCATCAAATGAACTTAGCTGAAATTTTAGATGAGCCAACTTTAAATACTTTAAGCAGTGAACTTTTAGAAGCGTACGATAATGATAAATCTTCACGTCAAGATTGGTTAGACACTTTTACTAAAGGTTTAGATCTACTAGGTATTAAAACAGAAGAAAGAGAGGAACCGTTCCCAGGAGCAACAGGTGTACACCACCCGTTATTAAGTGAAGCCGTAACACAATTTCAAGCTCAAGCGTACAAAGAACTATTACCTGCTGGTGGACCAGTTAAAACTAGAATCATGGGTAATGAAACACCAGACGTACAAGCACAAAATCAAAGAGTAAAAGAGTTTATGAACTATCAGATAACTGAGGTTATGAAAGAATATGACCCTGAGATGGATAGTTTATTGTTTTATCTGCCTTTAGCAGGTAGTGCTTTTAAAAAAGTTTATTACGATAACTTACTAGGTCGTCCAACTAGCCGTTTAGTTAAAGCCGAAGACTTAGTAGTTTCATACGAAACGACAGACCTTGAATCTTCCCCTAGATTTGTGCATGTAATTAGTATGACAGGCAATGATTTAAAAAAATCTCAGCTAAACGGCACCTATATTAACTTTGAAGTCAACGAACCTAGTGGTGATATAGAGAGTAATGAAGTAAAAGAGAAGATGGACGAGCTACAAGGCATGGCACCTTCTATAAATGACTACGATGAATACAATATTTTAGAGTTTCACGTTGATTTAGAGCTAGAAGGTATTGATGATTACGGTTTTGGCGTGCCTTATGTGGTGACTATCCTTGAAGATGAGTCTAAAATACTGTCAATTAGGCGTAATTGGGACGAAAATGACGAATTATTCCGTAAAAAAGAGTATTTTGTACACTATAAGTTCCTTCCAGGACTAGGTTTTTACGGTTTTGGGCTAATTCACATGATTGGAGGGCTAACTAAGTCAGCTACTTCTATATTACGTCAGTTAGTAGACGCTGGAACCCTTAGTAATCTACCCGCAGGCTTTAAAGCTAGAGGTATGAGAGTGCAAGGCGAGGATGAACCGTTACGTCCAGGAGAATTTAGAGATGTAGATGTGCCAGGAGGCGTAATACGTGACGCTTTAATGCCCTTACCTTATAAAGAACCGAGTAATGTACTAAGTCAGCTACTAGGTATACTAATAGACTCAGGTAGAAGGTTTGCTTCTATCGCAGATATGCAAGTTGGTGATATAGGTAGTCAACAATTACCCGTAGGTACTACAGTAGCCATGTTAGAGCGTGGTACTAAGGTAATGTCAGCTATACACAAACGTTTACATTACGCACAAAAGAAAGAATTTAGGTTATTAGCGGGTATATTCAGTAAAAGTTTACCGCCAGTGTACCCTTACGATGTTCCAGGAGCTAGTAGAGAAATAAAAGCTATGGATTTTAACGATAAAATAGATATTATTCCCGTAAGTGACCCTAATATCTTTAGTATGGCTCAAAGAGTGATGTTAGCCCAACAAGAACTACAAATGGCACAAGCAGCACCCGATATACACGATTTACGTGAGGCTTATAAGCGTATGTACGAAGCTTTAGAGGTAAAAAACATAGAACTTATATTACCGCCACCAGCTGAAGTACCGCCACGTGACCCTATAAGTGAACAACAAGCAGCAATGACTAACCAACCTATAAAAGCTTTTGAGTTTCAAAATCATGAGGCATATGTTCAAGCACATACCGCATTTTTACAAAATCCTATGATGGCACAGAATCAAGGTGCTATGATGATGATACAAGCTAACATACAAGAACACCAAGCTATGTTATATAAACAACAAATAGAACAAGCGATGGGTCAACCGTTACCTTCAATGGAAGAAGGACCTATGCCACCTGAAGTTATGAATCAAATAGCTAACTCTGCAGCTCAAGCTACTCAAATAGTTACTGGACAAGCACAAGCCTTAGCTAACGCACAGCAGATGGATCAAACTGACCCTATAGTAAGGTTAAAAGAACAAGAAATACGACAACGAGCTCAAAGCGATGCATTAAGAGCCGAAGTAGATGTTGAAAGAATAAAATCAAACGAAGCCATAGCTGAAATGAAAATAGCACAACAACGTGAAGCAGCAGAAATGAAAGAAGAAGGTAACGTTCGTAAAGAGTTTTATGATAGACTAAAAGAAGTCAGGGAATCTGACACATTAACTAAAGGAGAATAAAATGCCAGGAAGAAATATTAAGAGAAACCGTGGAAAAATGGTTAAACTAAAAAGAGGTGGTTCTAAAATGAAAAGTAAGAAGATGAACCGTGGTAAGAAAAAAAGGAGATAAACATGCCAGGAAATAGAGCAAGTATGATGGAGCAACTGCTTTCTGATGGCGGTTTAGTAGCAGGTAACGCTAACCGTAGGAGAGCTTCTTTTGTAAAAGGTGGTAAAGTACCAAAACGAAAACAAAGAGGATTACCAACACCACCTAAGGATAAAGGACCTGGAGCACCTGACGCTATGGAAAAAGTGTTAAAAGGTAAAAAGAAAAAGAAAAAAGGGAGTGCATTAGCATGAAGGAAGTAAAATTAGATAAAGCTAATAAAATTGATCTTTCTCAACCTGTTACCACAGGCGAAATACTAAATAAAAAAGTTTTCGGTATGGGTAAAGGTACAGCTAAAGGCGGAGGAGCAGCCACTAAAGGTTTAAGCTATAATCTTTGCCCTAGCGGTAAAGAGTAAGTGGGTAGCCGTAAGTTCCCTAAGGTAGCTAAAAGTAAAAAAGGCGTACCTCAGGCTTATTTACAAGGTGCTAAAAACCCTAGTGCTAGAGAAAGAGAAATATTACGTACCCGTAAAAAGTATTTATCGGGTAAAATGACTAGTAAAGACTTTGAAGCAGTAGAACGCTCAAGGGCTAAAGATAGGAGAAAATAAATGGCAACGCCAGCATGTGTAAAAAAATATGCTAAGAGTAGCGGTAAGTCTACCTCTACTTTAAATAAAGTTTATAAAAGAGGTCAAGGAGCCTACTTTAGTTCTGGTTCAAGACCAGGACAAAGTTCACACTCTTGGGGTTGCGGTAGAGTTAGGAGTTTTGCTACGGGTAAAGGCGGAGCACGTAAAGCAGACGCCGACCTTTTAGGTAAAAAGAAAAAGAAAGTTAAAAAATCTAGAGGAGGAGCAAGCGTGAGTCAACAAAGGAAAAAAGTAGCTCAAAAACAAAGTTTAAGGCAAGTACCTAAAGGTAAAAAAGGTAAGGGTTTAAGAAAACTAAGTACAGCTGTAAGAAATAAAATAGGCTTTATGAAAACTGGCGGAGCGGTAAAGAGCGCCATAGCCAGAGGTTGTGGTCAAGTGATGGAAGATAGGCGTAAAAAAACTAAATATTTCTAATGGCTAAATATCAAGGTAAAACAGTAACATTAAATAAACCTAGAGCCTTACGTAAAGGTGAGCCAGGATACGGTAAAAAACGTAAAGTAGTTTTTGTGGCTAAGTGTAGCAGTGACGGTAACCGAATTAAACGTATAACGTTTGGTGACGCTAAACTAGGCATGCACAAAAATAATAAAGCTAGAAAAAAATCATACTGTGCACGTAGTGGCGGTATAAAAAGCGATAGATGTAGTGCTAACTATTGGGCACGTAGAGACTGGAACTGTTAATTGAATACAACTTATTACTACAACTGCACATTAGTTAGAGTTATAGACGGAGATACTATAGACGTAGATATTGATCTAGGGTTTAGTACTACGTTAACTAAACAACGTGTAAGGTTAGCTGGTATTGATACTCCAGAAAGTAGAACACGTAACTTAGCAGAAAAAGCTTTAGGGTTAAAAGCTAAAGAACGTTTAATAGAACTGTGTGGTACTAAACTACAACTTAAATCTTTAGGTAAAGGTAAGTACGGTAGAATACTAGGTATACCTCATACCGTTGATGGTGAAGATATTTGTCAAATACTAATAAAAGAAGGGCACGCAGTAGAGTATCATGGCGGAAGTAAAACTAAAGTTTGGGCATAATGGATAAATTATTAAAGTTACTAGAAGAGCGTCAAGAACAATTAAAAGATTCTTTAGCTAGTGGTGGTATACAAAATTTTGAAAGTTATCAAAAAGTCGTGGGCGAATTAACAGGTCTGTCGTTTGCGATACATACTATAAGAGACCTGCACAAGGAAAACGATTATGACTAAAGAGGTCGCAAGTTTTGGTACAGGCGGTGAGCCTATACCTAATAGAGTAGAGAGGTTTACTGAACCTTTAGAAGCTAAAATAGAAGAAGAAACCTTCACCCCTGAAGATATTCACGATAATGAGGAGATGCATAAAAAACTCCCTAAACCAACAGGTTATAGAATGCTAATCTTACCTTTTAGCCGTAAAGCTAAAACTAAGGGTGGTATTTATTTAGCAAACGAAACATTAGAGAAAGAACGTATTTCTACTAATGTTGGGTTTGTGGTGTCACTTGGTCCTGACGCTTATAAAGATACTAATAAGTTCCCTGAGGGAGCTTGGTGTAAAGAAAGGGACTGGGTGATATTTGGCAGGTACGCAGGAGCTAGACTCAAAATTGAGGGTGGTGAACTGCGTTTATTAAACGATGATGAAATATTAGCTGTTATTGATAATCCTGAGGATATTCAATCAGCTTAATATAAATCACGCACTTTAAGGAGATAATCATGGCAGAAGAAGCTATGCAACAAGAGAATGAAGCTGTAGAAGTTGATTTAGAACCGCAAGAGACTGAAGAAACTGAAGAGCAGTTAGAAGTAGAACAAGTAGAAGAAGAAACAAATAATCAAGAAACAGACGAAAAAGAACACAGCGAAGAGGTTGATGACTATAGTGAGGGCGTTAAAAAACGTATAAATAAGCTTACTTATAAAGTTAAAGAAGCTGAAAGAAGGGAAAGTGCAGCACTACAGTACGCTAAAAGCATACAAGAAGAACTGAACAAAACTAAAAATACGCTTTCAAAAACAGATAAAAACCTTTATGATGAATACAAGGCTAGAGTAGATACTCAGTTGCAAGCTGCAAGGTCTGACTATAAAAAGGCATACGAGCAGGGCGATACAGAAGCAATGCTTGAAGCACAAGAAGCAGTCGCTAAATATGCAGTTGAAGCAGAGTCTCTTACTAGAGTCAACGCTCAAAGAAGTGCCGAAACAGAGCAGTCGGGAGTTGAGCAACCTGTGCAGGAACAAGCACAAACTTGGGAGAACACAGATTACAACATACAACCTGACCCTAAAGCACAAGAGTGGGCAAGTCGTAACGAATGGTTTGGTAACGACTTAGCTATGACCACTTCTGCTTTTGCTTTTCACAGGCAACTAGTTGAGAATGAAGGCTACGATCCTACTTCTGATGAATATTACTCAGAAGTGGATAAAAGATTAAAAGAGGCTTTCCCTCATAAATTTAATGAGAATAAGCCTCAGGGTAACGTGAACGAAGTTGTAGCAGGTTCAAGCAGAGGTGCTAATACCACTAGAGCTAAGACACGTAAAAAAGTTAAACTCACACCGAGTCAAGTAGCAATAGCTAAAAGATTAGGTGTGCCACTAGAAGAATATGCTAAGCATGTTAAATAAGGGAGAATAAAATGGTAGAAGAAAATAAAACTACTCAAACAGATCGAACTCCTAGATCTGCATCTACTCGAGAAAATAAAGCTCGTAGAAAACCATGGAGTCCACCGTCATTATTAGACGCACCTAATCCACCAGAGGGATATGTATACAGATGGATACGAGAATCTATGGTAGGACAGCAAGACCCAGCGAATATGTCAAAACGTATTCGTGAAGGATGGGAGCCAGTGAGAGCTGAGGAACATCCAGAGTTTGAAGCACCTACTATTGATGATGGTAAACACGCTGGAGTCATAGGAGTTGGTGGCTTGTTACTCGCTAAGATGCCCATGGAAACTGTACAGGAAAGGAGAGAATATTATGCTAATTTGGCTAATTCTCAAATGGAAGCAGTAGACAACAACTTAATGCGAGAAAGTAACTCAAGTATGCCTATTAGTAAACCTAATAGACAAACTCAGGTTACATTTGGAAAAGGTAGTGGGTTTAGTGAAGGCTAACCTACTGTATATAAACTTATAAATAAATGGTGATTTATTATGGCTAATGTCAATGATCCAAATGGTTTTACACCAGCGTATCATATGTCAGGCGGTACTATTCGCCCTAGTGAGTTTGCTATCCAAAGTGGAGCTACAGGTGATATTTTTGCAGGAGATGTAGTGAAACTAGCTAGTGGATATGTATTACAAGCTGGAGCAACAGACGCACCGCTAGGCGTATTTTATGGTGTAGAATACACAGCTACTGATGGCGAAATCGTTTTCTCAAGAAAATGGCCATCAGCAACAGCTACTCTAGGTTCTGCAGATGCTAAAGCATACGTATATGCTGATCCTGATATCGTTTATGAGGCACAGTACACAGGTACTCCAACTCAAGCCGATGTCGGTAAAGTACATACTATCTCTACAACTGCAGGTGATACTAACAATAACCGTTCAAAAGAAGGTGTGACTACTACAACAGCTAGTGGTATTGCTAAACAAGTTGCTTTCGTCGACAGACCAGACAACTCAATAGGACAATACGCTAGAGGTTTATTTGTATTCCCAGCTTCTGTATTCGGTAACGACTAAAAGGTGATATAGATGGCAATTAATAGAGCTCAATTAGTAAAAGAACTCGAACCAGGACTTAATGCACTTTTTGGTCTTGAGTACGACAGATACGAAAACGAACATGCTGAAATTTTTGATACAGAAAATTCAGATAGAGCGTTTGAAGAAGAAGTTATGTTATCAGGATTCGCACAAGCACCAGTAAAAGGTGAGGGTGCAGCAGTATCTTATGACACAGCTCAAGAAACTTTTACTGCAAGATACAGTCACGAAACTGTCGCTTTAGCGTTTGCGTTAACTGAAGAAGCTATTGAAGATAATCTTTATGATAGTCTTTCTTCAAGATACACAAGAGCTTTAGCACGTTCAATGGCTAGTACTAAGCAAGTAAAAGCAGCAAACGTACTTAACAATGGTTTCTCAACCTCTTTTCCAGGAGGAGACGGTAAACCTCTCATGACTACTGACCACCCTACTTTATCAGCAGGCGATCAGTCAAATGAGCCAAGTACAGCAGCAGACTTGAATGAAACTTCATTAGAAAATGCTTTAATTGATATCTCAGCGTTTAAAGACGAAAGAGGTATTAAAATAAATGTGCAAGCAAGAAAGTTAATTATTCCACCAGCTCTACAGTTTGTAGCTGAGAGAATTTTACAATCTCCAGGAAGAGTTAACACTTCTGATAATGACATCAACGCAATGAAAAACATGGGTATGTTCCCAGAAGGTTACGTTGTAAACCATTATCTTACAGATACTGATGCTTTCTTCATTAAGACTGACGCTCCTAACGGGTTGAAACACTTCGTAAGGTCGCCAATGTCAACTGGTATGGAAGGAGACTTCGAAACTGGAAATGTACGATACAAAGCTAGAGAAAGATATTCTTTCGGATTTAGTGATTGGAGAGGCATTTACGGTTCACCAGGAGCGTAAAGGTTTTGGGGTGAGCGTTTTTAATTAAACGTTAAGTTAGGGAGCTTCGGCTCCCTTTCTTTTTGAAAGTAATTAAGTTAGAATTAAATTCTAGGAATAATAATAATCTATCGACTGACCTAGCAGACAAGCCAAGACGATAGATAAATTAAGGAGACTTAATATGGCAAGATCGACATTTTCAGGACCAGTTAAATCTTTAGCTGGTTTTATTTCAGCAGGTAATGCTAACGTAGTTAGTTTAACTGCAGACACATCTTTAACAGTAGACGCACACGCAGGTAAGGTTCTTACTTGTAATGACGCTGACGGTAAGTTTACTCTACCTAGTATAGTAGCTACTGCTCCTGGCAGAGATGATGATCCTAATCAGTTAAATAATTTAGGTGCTACTTTTACTTTTGTTATAGAAACTGCAGCTACAGACTTAGATATTAAAACTGACGGAACCGATAAGTTCGTAGGTGGTTTATATTTAGGTAAAAGTGACGCAGCAGGTAAAACTTTTATTTCAGGTGCTAGTAATGACGTTATTACGTTAAATGGCTCTACTAAAGGTGGTATAGCTGGAACTATTATCAAAGTAACCGCTATCGGCTCAGCAAAATATGCAGTAGAAGGTATAGTACTAGCTTCTGGTACTGTGGTTACTCCATTCGCAGACGCGTAAGAGAGGTAAACTATGGCTGATGCAGTAACATCAACAACCATCATAGATGATGACAGAAAAGCTGTTATACAGTTAACTAACACATCAGACGGTACGGGAGAGTCAGCTGTAACTAAAGTAGACGTAAGTGCTCTAGCTGTAAGAAGTACAGACGGAGCTACTTGCACAGGATGTAAACTAAGTAAAATATGTTATTCTACTTTTGGTATGAGCGTTAAACTTTTATGGAACGCTTCTACTAATACTATATGTTGGGACTTAAATTCAGATTATAGTGATGATCTAGATTTTAGTGCTTTCGGTGGTTTACAAAACACAGCTGCAGCTAGTGGTAAAACAGGTGATATAAAACTCACAACCACAGGTCATTCTAGTGGAGACTCTTACGTTATAGTGTTAACGGTTGTAAAAGAGTATTAATACTAAATGGCTACATCTGGAACTAAAACATTTGCCTTAACGGTAGCAGACGCTATAGAAGAGGCTTTTGAATTAGCGGGTATTGAATTAAGGACTGGATACGACGCAGAAACAGCTAGAAGATCATTGAACATAATGTTCGCTGATTGGTCTAACAGAGGCGTCAACATCTGGACTATAGCTGAGGTAACTACTGATCTAACAGCAGGAACCTCAAGCTATACCCTTAATTCTTATGATTTAGATATATTGAGTGCTGTTATAAGACAGGTTGATTCATCTAACAATAATACTGATTTACAACTAGAGCGTATAGGCAGGAGCGAGTATTTAAACATACCTAACAAAAGCTCTACTGGTAGACCCACTCAAATATTTGTAGACAGACAAAAAACACCAGTGGTAAAGCTGTGGCCAACACCAGATTCAGCGTATACATATAAGTTAGTTTCTAACAGATTACAACGTATAGACGATATTAGTGCTTCCGCTGAAGACCCAGATATACCCTCAAGGTTTATACCTTGTTTAACTAGTGGATTAGCTTATTATATAGCTATGAAAAAGAACCCAGAAAGGGTAAATTTATTAAAACAACAATATGAACAAGATTTTAGACTAGCAGCAGAAGAAGACCAACCTAGAGTTTCAATGCGGTTAGTTCCTAGTAGGAGTAGTTATTAATGCCAAGAAAAGGTTTATGGGCTAACATACATGCTAAACGTAAAAGAATAAAAGCAGGTTCAGGTGAAAAAATGCGTAAAAAAGGTGCTAAAGGTGCACCAACTTCTGCTCAAATGAGAGCTGCCAAAAAAGGCTCTAAAAAAGTAACGAGAAGAAGGCGTGTCAAAAAGAAAAGGTAAAAAGAAAGATCCTAAGGTAGGGACAGGTAAAAAACCTAAAGGATCAGGTAGGAGGTTATACACAGATGAAAATCCTAAAGATACTGTCAGAATTAAATATGCGACTCCAGAAGACGCTAAAAAAACTGTGGCTAAAGTTAAAAAAAGCGGTAAATCATTTGCTAGAAAAATTCAAATCTTAACAGTTTTAGAACAACGTGCTAGGTTTGCTGGTAAGCCTAGACAAGCAGGGATCGCTAGAAAAGGTAAAGAAGCTATACGTAAAGCTAGAGGTAAAAAATAATGGCATATGCTGCTGGTAAAAAATCAAAAGCTAGGTGTGATAGATGTGGTTTTGTTTACAGATACTTAGAATTAAAAACAGAGTGGAATGGTTTAAAAACTTGCCCAGAATGTTTTGAACCTAAACACCCACAATTAGAACCAGAAATACAACCAGTAGATCCAGAGGCATTGAGACAACCTAGACCTACAGAGCAACCACCTACTACAGGTTACGGTATAGTAAAAACAGAAAACACTAAAGATGTAAACGGTGTTACTGGTTTATCTATGAATATAAACCATAACGACCCTATAGGTTCTAGTTTTGATCTTCAAACTTTAGAGACTAGTCTAGGTGACGTAACTATAGTAACATAATAACATGAGTTGGACTTTAACATCATTAAAAACAGCTATACAAGATTACGCTGAAAGTAGTGAAAGTAGTTTTGTTACACATTTACCTGACTTCATAAAAAGTACTGAAGAGCGTATTTTAAAAAACGTTCAGCTAGATGTATTTAGGAAGAATGTAACAGGTTCAGGTACGGCTAGTAATACATACTTATCAATGCCTACTGATTTTTTAGCACCTTTTAGTTTAGCTGTTATTGATAGTAGTAATAAATATCACTACTTAAAATTAAAACATGTTTCTTTTATAAGAGACTTTACGCCTACGGCTAGTACAACTGATCAGCCTAAGTATTACGCTGAGTTTGATGAAAGTACTTTTATACTAGCACCTACGCCTAATAGTAATTTTAACTTTGAACTACACTATTACTATAGACCAACTTCTTTAACCGCTACCGCTACAGGTACAACATGGTTATCCACTAACGCAACTAACGCATTACTATACGGTAGTTTAGTAGAGGCTAATAATTATTTAAAAGCTTTTGAAACTACACAAGTATACGAAGCTAGGTTTCAAGAAGCGTTAACATCATTAAAAAATCTGGGCGAAGCTAAATCAACCAGAGATCAACAACGTTATGACGAAATAAGGAGATCACCCCAATCATGATCATAAAAGAATTAGAAGGCAAGAATATTGCCATAGTAGCTATGGGAGAGAGTCAGCTAGACTTTCACCTTAGTTTAGTACACTCAAACACCTACGATGAAGTGTGGGCTATAAACTGTATGGGAGCAGTAGTAAACTGTGATAGAGTTTTTATGTTAGACCCTGCTAGTAGGTTTTTTGATACAGAGGACGCAGGTACGCAAACAGGTATCATGCGTAGATGGTTACCTAATACTAAAGTTCCTATCTATACATGTGAGTTAGACGATAGAGCACCTTCTTTAGTTTTATACCCTTTAGAAGAAGTAGCACAGTATGGTGATTGTGCTTATTTGAATAATACTGTTGCTTTTGCTATAGCTTACGCTATGTATCAAAAAGTAGGAGCTATTAATTTATTCGGTATAGATTTTAGTTATAAAGGTAATGTACACTTTGCTGAAGCAGGTAAGGCATGTTGTGAGTTCTGGTTAGCTAAGTGTATTGAAAAAGGTATAGATTTAAAAATAGCACCTCGATCTGGTTTACTAGACACTAACACACCTGTAAATGAAAAACTATATGGGTACCATAGATTAAACGACCCTGACATATTAGTTTTAGATGACGAGGGTAGATATAGAAAAGTTAAACTTTCTTGGTATGAGAAGAAAATGATGGATGAGCAATTAAAAAATATCACAGAAGTTAGAACTGTTCTAGATGGACCACCCGAGGCTACGAGGTACTAATGTTAGATAATTCAGAAAGCGGTCTAGGTTTAATAACAGTAGCTACAGAAAACAATAAAGGTCACTCACCTGAGTATTGGGCAGAAAGAGCTACACAAAGAATATGCGGTATATCAGAAAACGCAGCACCGCACATAAGACAACAGGCGGAGGCTTATAAACTTTCTATTTATGAAACAATACTATATCATATTAAACAGGCGATTAACAGTGAACGTTGTACTATGAAGAATCTGTTAGTCAAACAAGGAGATAAAGATTTAGCTAATATTTTACAGGAGCTTAAATAAATGGCGATATCATCAACATTAGTAACCAGTTTTAAAAAAGAACTATTAACAGCTACTCATAATTTTACTGCTAGTTCAGGTCATACTTTTAAATTAGCGTTATACACCAGCTCGGCTACACTAGGAGCTACCACAACAGCTTTTACTACCACAGGTCAAGCAAGTGGAACGAATTATACTTCAGGCGGTGCTAATTTAACAGCAGTAACACCTACTTCAAGCGGTACTACAGGTTTTACAGACTTTGCTGATTTAACTTTCGGTACAGCTACGGTAACTGCTAGAGGTTGTTTAATATATAACAGCTCTCAGAGTAATAAAGCAGTAGCTTCAATCGACTTTGGTGGAGATAAAACTTCAACAGCTGGTGATTTTACTATACAGTTTCCCGCAGCAGCAGCAAGCACAGCTATTATACGTATAGCGTAAGTTATGGCTAACATAACTGGCTGGGGTAGAGGTACTTGGGGACAAGGTGCTTGGGATGAACCCATACCAGTTGTACTTACTGGATTAGCAGGTACTTCAGCCTTAGGTTCTATAACTGTATCAGCCAACGCTGACGTAACAGTTTCAGGTTTAAATTCAACTTCAGCTTTAGGTAGTGTTACTACCGATTGTGAAGCTAACGTAATACCTAGCGGACAAGTAGGAACTAGTGCTTTAGGAACTATAATAGCTAAAGGTACAGCTAATGTAGGGTGCCCAGCAGTTTCCGCCACTTTAGGTAACGTTTCAGTTACTATTTCAGGTGATTGTAGTGTAATACTTACTACAGGTTTATCTAGCACATCATCACTAGGCACTATAACAACTAAAGCTAACGCAGATATATCAGTAACCTTAGGTGCTATAACCTCAGGGTTGGGTTCGCTTACTCTAATTTGCGATAACAATATAACACTCACAGGTTTAGCAGGAGTTTCTTCTCTTGGAGAAATAGGTATAATTGGTAAGAGTGTTGTTATTCCTAACGGATTAGAAATAACAGCAGGGTCACCAAACGTAACGGTTTGGGGTAAAATTGACGATAGTCAAACTCCTAATTGGAGTTCTGTTAACGACAGTCAAACTTCTACTTGGAGTTCTGTTGATGACAGTCAAACTCCTAATTGGGAGAAAATAGAAGCAGCATAGGTGATTTATGGCAACATATGTAAATGATTTAAGGTTAAAAGAAATAACCACGGGAGATGAGTCAGGTACTTGGGGAGACTCTACTAATACTAATTTAGAGTTAATAGCAGAGGCGTTTAGTTTTGGCACTGAAGCTATAACAACTAACGCAGATACACATACTACAACAATAGCAGACGGCTCTACCGATCCAGGTAGATCTATTTATTTAAAATACACAGGTACACTTGATTCAGCTTGTACCATAACTATAGGACCTAACACCGTATCTAAACTATGGTTGATTGAAAACGGTACATCAGGTTCACAAAACATTATTATTTCTCAAGGATCTGGCGCAAACGTCACGATTCCAGCAGGTCATGTAAAAGCTGTATATTCAGACGGAGCAGGATCTGGTGCAGCTATAGTAGATGCTTTTACTAACTTAAATCTAGGTGGTACTACTACGGTTGATGACCTAACTATTTCAGACGATCTAACAGTAACAGATGACATGACTATAGGCGGTACATTAGGAGTTACAGGTGCTGTAACTGCAAGTGCGGGTGTAACAGTAACAGGTACAATTACCGTATCAGATAATATTACAAATGCAGGTTCAGCAGGCTCAGCTACAGTATTTAATGAAGATGGAACTACAGCAGACTTTAGAGTTGAATCAGATAGTAACACACACATGCTATTTGTGGATGGTGGTTTAAATAGAGTTGGTATAAATACTTCAAGCCCTAGTTCTACCCTCGACATAAATGGAACAATCAATGGCGTAGGTATATCTTCTGATATTACTAACTTTAGTGAAAGTATGCTTATTAGTAATGATGCAGGTACAGGTACTTTATCTAGTGCTACTAATAATACGGGTTTTGGGTTTGAAGTTTTTGATGATTTAACAAGTGGTGTTTCTAATGCTGCTTTCGGTAGAAAAGCATTAACTGCTAATACAACAGGTGGTGCTAACACAGCTCTAGGTATGAACGCTTTAATTGCTAATACTACTGGTTCAAATAATACTGCTGTCGGTAAATCAGCATTAACAACAAACATAACAACAAGTAGAAATACAGCTGTAGGTTTTGAAGCATTAGAGCAAAACGTAGCATCCGACAACGTAGCTGTTGGTTATTTAGCACTAGATACTAATACATCAGGTTCTAATAACACAGCAGTCGGTACAGAATGTATGGATGCTAATACTACAGGATCAGCAAACGTAGCTATGGGTTATAGAACTTTAGATGCAAATACTACAGGTTCTGATAATGTAGCAATCGGACAGGCTGCCTTAGGAGCAAACACAACAGCATCAAATAATACAGCTGTAGGTAAATCAGCATTAGCATCAAACTCTACTGGTACCGAAAATCTAGCTGTTGGTAGATTAGCATTAAATGGAAACACTACAGCTAACTACAATACAGGTATTGGTACTAATGCTTTATTTGCAAATACGACTGGAGCTAATAACACAGCTGTAGGAAGAAGTGCTTTGACAGCAAACAC